AGGGTCAGGGTCAAGGTCATGGTCATGGTCAGGGTCAGGGTCAGGGTCAAGGTCAGGGTCAAGGTCAGGGTCAAGGTCAGGGTCAGGGTCAAGGTCATGGTCATGGTCAGGGTCAGGGTCAGGGTCAAGGTCAGGGTCAAGGTCAGGGTCAGGGTCAAGGTCATGGTCATGGTCAGGGTCAGGGTCATGGTCAGCGTCATGGTCAAGGTCAGGTTAATAAACAAAGCGGCACAGATGCTACGAATACGCACCCGGCATTTTTAAGTTCTTTAAATTATATGGGTGATCGGTACTTGCAATGGCTGCGAAAGGGATATGCAAGTAAATAACGCAGCATCCGGTCTTGGATAAGATTTTCGAAAGAAATAATCTCTCCTGCCGCCATCCATTTTTAAAATCAATTCACCTAAATAAAATATTATGAGCAGTAACGCACAAAAAAGAAAAAGAGCCAAAGCCCCGAAGGGAACCCGATATGAATATAAAGGAAAGTTATATAAGTTCATTGCTGTTTGTAAAATGCGAATTGGGACAATTTGGGTAATGGCAATCATGTACCAGTCTTATGAAGACAACAGAATGTATGTGAGAGAAAAAGGTGAGTGGGAAGAAAAGTTTAAAAAAGTTATTGATGAAATCAATTCACCTAACCAATAAACAAAGATTATGAATAATGCAGATCAATTGACCAAAGAACAGGCTATTACAATGGCAAATAGTGGTGCATATAAAGAAATGACAAGCGAACAAATTGTGCGCTTTCAATTATTTCAAAATAGGCTTTGTATGCCATTTGAAGTATTTCATAAGGCAATTGAAGAAGTATTGGGTAGGCCAGTTTGGACTCATGAGTTTGCTTTTCATAAAAATATTATTCTTGAATATTTAGGAGAAAAGCCAGCACCAACATTTGAAGAAATAATTAATCTGATACCAAAAGAAAAAAGAATTATAATTGAAATTTAACTCAACTATCTAAACAATCAGGAAGTGAGGCACGGTAGTTTGTTTTCAGGTATTGGCGGCTTTGATCTGGCTGCCGAATGGATGGGTTGGGAAAATGTTTTTCATTGTGAGATAAACGAATTTTGCCAAAGGGTATTAAAATATTACTGGCCTAAATCAGAAAGTTTTAAAGACATAAAATTACTAGATGCAACAAAATACAATAACAGGATTGATGTTCTTAGCGGAGGATGGCCTTGCCAAAAATATTCTATTGCAGGAAGAAGAACCGGAGAAGAACCACTCAAAGATGATTTTATTAGAATTATTCGAGAAGTCCAAGCTCCCTGGCTTGTCCTTGAAAACGTTGGCAACTTTATTGGTAAACAATTTGCCAAAGAACACGATGAATTGTGTGTGCAATTGGAGGATTTGGGTTACGAAACGCAGACGTTTGATATTGACGCTGCAAGCTGTGGATTACCAACGGTGGAACGGCACGTCTGGATTATTGCCACGTCCGACAGCTTCCGACAGAAAAGGGAGTTCGAGGAAAAGGTTCAGAACATCGAAACACAACAAAGGGAATTTCAGGGAAGTTATTCGAGAGAAACATTCAGATGGTATGTACCCGAATCCAGAGTTTGTCAGTTGGGTAAAGGGCTTTCCTACGAATTGGATGATATTACCATTTCTCACTGGCATGGAGAAACTGTCCAGGCAATCGGAAACGCAATCCCCCCTCAAATAGCATATGAAATATTCAAAGCAATAGAACAGTTTGAACAATCATGAAGTTAAAAATTGAAATATGATTCTGGCAACGACAGTTTGTTTTATATTGGGCGTATTGGTCGGTCTGGTAGCCGGAAAATATCTTTTTGAAGATTCAGATCATGAAACGTTTTAACCCCTAAAATCATTTAATCATGGAAAGCACAAAGACAGCAGAAGAGTTTAAGGGGAATAAATGTCCTTATGGGTGTGGCAGGGCAGATTGTAGGTTGACGTTTGGCAGTTTTAAAAAAGATAAAAAACGCAAGAAATGAATTTTGAAAATGATCCAATAGCGGACAAGACAGCAAAAATAATTTCACAGCTTAGAAAAGACGGAGTTGAATTAAAAGCGGGTTCAGAATATAACCGTGTGTTTGAAGCTGTTTATAAATTAATCAGCGATTCCATTGAGGAACTGAAAAAAGAAAATGAAAGACTGATTGAAAAGGCTTACCACGCTGGATACGATAGGGGATTTAATGACGATGTATATAAGGGGGTGCACAATGAAGATACGTTTAAGAATATTACATTTGAAGAGTTTAAAAAAGAAGAAAATATCGGACAAAATGAGTAGTAATTATATAATAACCGATAAAGATAAAATTGGTTTTGAGCCTGTAGAAAATCCAAAACTTAATTATTACTATCATCTTTCGTGGGCTTATAAAGGGGCAAGATTCTGTCTTACAAAAATAAATAAAGATGGAACAGGAGAGGTCTGGACTGGAAAAACAAAAAACAAGACAATTAAAATAAAACTTACTGACCTTAGACATATAAGATCAAAAAACAATAATTTATGAGCAAGGATACAAAGACAGCGGAGGAAATATTAGACAATGAGGCTGATAAATACAATTGCAGACATATTGGAAGATATAGGAATTCAGTTTTATCCGCAATGGAACAATACAAAGATCAATCCATTGAGGAGCTAAGAAAAGAAAAGCAGACTTTTGTGGATTTGTTTGAATCATCAAATAATAAACTTGCCGAACTGGTGAAAGAAAATGAACGGTTGACTAATATAATTGCCCTATTAATTAAAGATCATCCATCAAAGGATAAAATTATTGAAACCCTTAAAAATAATTTATGAGCAATACATTACAGGAGATGGCGAAGCAGAAATACCACGATGACATTTTACTTGCCTTCAATCAAATGTCAAATAAGGACATGATTGAATTTATAAGAGAGGTTTATATTTCTGGCATGGAACAATCAGGAATGGCTAAGTTGATTGAGGCATTGAAAAAAATATCCAATCCGTTGGGATATTTACAAGAAATGGCGAGAAGGGAAAATGCTAAGTTGGACGGAATGGCCGCTATGAAGCTTATTGAAGATCATCACTGGTATAAACAAATAGCCACCGAAGCCCTTTCCCATTTCAAAGATGGGAAGATTGGCTGGCTTGGTGAAAAGCCGGAATTTAAAGAAGAATGTGTTTTTGTTACTGCAACTCAATATAACAGAAATGATGAAGATTTAGAATGGAATTTTTCCGTTTGGCAAATAAAAAAACTTGACGGAGAAACTGATGAAGGTGAACCTTGCTGGTATTTAGGTTTGCTCAATGGCGATGGTGAAGAATGGGGAGATATTAATGATCTATCAGTTGATAAATATTTAATCATCCCCTCGCCACCGATAAACACTAAATTAAATGAAGCCTGAACTTAAAGTTTATAAATGTACTGATTGTGGTGGCGATGCAACAATGGCCTATGTCCCAAATACTGTTAAGCGGGGTAAAGATAAAGGAAAGGAAGTTCCCGGATGGGGTGGCAAAGTTCAGCCCGGAGAAAGAATATGTATGTCATGCGGAAGAAAAAGAGGATTGAAATTATTTTAATAGTGAACACTAAATGAAATTATATGAGCGACTGTTCAAACCACAAAAAAGATATTGCCGGGATAACCGATATGAAGCAACTGGCTGAAATGATTGGTGATTTGCATTATGAAATGCTGGCAGAATTTCTTGCAAAACTGAATCAGAAACTATGGGAAGATGGACTTAGGGATAAGAAAGATGGCCGAATTAATCTTGCAATAAAACTACACAAGGCGGCCAATTTTTTGGGAGATGCCTATAATCAAATTTATGACGCATGGCAAATCAGCAAACCATTTATGACCGAACACAAATAAATCTATAAAGCAATGAGTAACATACCAAAGGAAGTTGAAATTTACAATAAATGGTTTCCGAATACAGATTATTCACAGGCTAATATTCTAAATGCAATTAAGGAGGCCTTATCACAGCCATCATCGTGGGAACAGGGAGAGGATGCAATATTATTTGCTGAATGGAAGGACAATAATACAATTATAAAAGAAAAGAATATTTTCCTTGTTAATGGTAAGCCAAGACAGTTTTTTGAAATGAATGAACAACTTTATTCTTATGAGCAGCTTTATTCCCTATTCAAACAACAATCATTAAAATAAACAGTAATGATAAAATGGCAGATGACAGGGAGTGACCCGAAAGATTTAAAAGCGATTGTTCCTAAAGGAATGCTGCGGGTAGAAGCGTTAAATGATGATATATTTTGGTGGGGAATTTTTCTTTATAAACCCGATGCAATGGATGCCGGTTATGAGGAAACATTAAAAGGTGCAAAAAAAAGTTGTATTTACCGATATAAGCAATTATTAAAAAAGTGAATAAAAAATTTTATTTTGCAAATATGCAATCAATGATTAATTTTAAAAACGATTCAACTACTTGAAGTGATGAGCAGGAAGTTGAATTTATAGGTTGAATTTATAAAAGGCGTTTGGGTACTCATCACACCAGGCGCTTTTTTATTTTATGGCAAAAGATAAAAAGTCATTTATTCTTTACTCAGACCTAAAACCAACAATTGACCTTCTTCCAGATATCCAGGCAGGAATGCTATTTAAAACGATTTTAAGCTATGTAAACGATGAGAATCCGGATCCGGATGATTTGATTGTGAAAATTTCTTTTCAGCCAATTAAGGCGCAATTAAAGCGTGACCTACGGAAATGGGAGCGATATATCCAAAAGCAGAAAGATAATGGCAAAATGGGCGGCAGACCGAAAACCCAAAATAACCCAGAAAAAGGCTTGGGTTATTTGGCTAACCCAACCGAACCCAAAAAAGCTGATAGTGTTAATGTAAGTGTAAGTGTTAATGATAATGTAACTGAAAATGTAATTGATATTGAAAATATACTATCCGAACACGAAATCGGAAAAACGATTGAATTTTGCTCAATTACGCTTCAGCGGGAATATTCAAACGCCCGGGTAGGCGAACTTTGGAAAGCTTTTTTGATAAATGGGCAAAAAAAATATCATTCGCTGCCCGAAAAAATTAAACATTTCAGAAACTGGTTAAAAACTCAGCCACATGAAACAGATAGGAGAAATAATACCGCATGCGCTAAAAAGCTCGGAACTTCCGATGCAAGAATCCAGGCCCTTAAAAGTTGGCCCTTTGGAGAAAGCAGTCAATGAAAAAAAACTTTTCCAAATTTCCAACCAGGGAGAGCTTCATAAGGCATTGCGTTACTGTATGCTTCTTGTGGGTATGAGGGCAGATAATTTTCCTGGTAAAGAAGAGAGTGGAATTTTAATTGCACATATTCACAAATTTTATTCTGGCCATACGATTTCAGAAATAAGACTGGCTTTTGAAAAGGCAATAGCCGGAGAGCTTGATCTTGATCTTTCCGATGTGAAAGCTTATGAGAACTTTTCTCCTATGTATTTTTCGTTGATTATGAACTCATACCGCAGGTGGTCTGCTCAGGAATACCGACAGGTAATTAAAGAAACTCCTCCGGTACAGAAAATATTTACCGATCAGGAAATTGAAAATCTTCAAAGAAAAGATATTGAAGAAGCTTATCAAATGATGCGTTCAGGAAAAATTCCTTACGGTTTACCGGAATATTTTAAACCGCAGCTTATAAAAGACGGATTAATGAAAGAGGAAGAAAATCTGAATATTTTTTTTGTTATGCGACTAGGAAAACAGATCGAAAATATTTATATTCCAATTCAATGAGAGGAAAGATAACCATTGCCAGGGCGCAAGCCGTTTTCAATCGTTATATCAGAAATCGTGACCAAGACAAAGGCTGCATTAGCTGTGGCAAAGAAGTCACCGAAGCCGGTCACTACTACTCGGCCGGCCATTATTCTGCGCTCCGATTTAATGAACATAACACAAACGGTCAATGCACCCGATGCAACCGGCACTTACACGGGAATCTAATCGAATATCGAAAAGGACTTTTGACCCGGATAGGTGAAAGGAATTTACTTTTACTTGAATGTTCCTGCAGGAAGGTAAAAAAATGGTCAAAGGTTGAACTTGAATTCATTATTGAAAATTATAAGTTATGATCAGCGAGGTAACGAATGAAGATTGCATGATTATGATGGCAAGATACCCTGACAAGTTCTTTGATCTAGCTATTGTTGATCCACCCTATGGGATAGATTTCGGTTCATTTAACCGAACCAACAAGGATCCCAGTGGAAACAGGTTTAAGGCCAATAAGTATAAAAACGGGAAATGGGATGAAAAATCGCCTGAGAGGCCATTCTTTTGCGAATTACGGCGTGTTTCTAACTTTCAGGTAGTTTGGGGCGGTAATTATTTCTTTGAAATTTTGGGCAACGCTAAGGGTTTAATATGCTGGTATAAAAAGCAGCCGGTTTCAAACTTTTCAGATTGTGAGTATGCGTGGACAAACATCGATAAGCCCGCCAGAGTTTTTGAATTTGCATATTACGGTAACTTGGAGGGTCGAACTTCAGCCTCAGAGAAGATCCACCCTACCCAAAAGCCCATTCCCCTTTATAATTGGATTTTAAACAATTACGGAAACGAAGGCGACAAAATACTTGACACCCATTTAGGAAGTGGAAGCAGCCGAATAGCAGCCTATAAACTCGGCTTTGACTTTTGGGGATGTGAACTTGACAAAGACTATTTCGATGCTGCCGAAAAAAGATTCAAAGAGGCTATTAATGAACCACTTTTCCAAACGCAACCCGAACCCAAACAAAGTAAAATCTTCGATTTATGAAAATAAAAGGCATTATAAAACTTATTGACAGATCCGGTGAAACGGTAAAAGCTGCTCAATACCAGGGTGAAGTAAACAGAAAATACATTATTAACCACTGGAAAAGAACAACGGGCCCAAAGTGGTCAGAGTGTTCGATACAAATTTGTCCTGCTATAGTAGAACCACTTACAAAGCCAGACGGATTAAACGCCCGTTCTTACAACCGAAATAATTAATAACTTTGATTTATGGCAGATGTTGGCAGACCTTTGATTTATAGCGATCCTCTTGTACTTGCTACACAATGCGAATCATATTTCGCAGAATGTGAGGAAAAAGGAGAAAAACCTACAATAACCGGATTGACCTTTTTTTTGGGCTTTGCTGACAAAACAACCCTTTATGACTACAGAGATAGGCCAGAATTTTCCCACCCGATAAAGCGCTCCCTGTTGCGTGTGGAGGCATCCTACGAAAAGGGATTAAGAGAAAATAATGTTGCCGGAGTAATCTTTGCGCTTAAAAATATGGGCTGGAAAGACAAAACAGAAACGGACATGAATCTTACTGGCCAGGTGCCTATTCAAATAATCATGCCTCCCGATGAAGGCAATACAGGTTAAATTCACAATTACAGCTAAAAGAACGCTGCAGGCTTTACAGGCTAATTACCCTATTATCATTAATGAAGGAGGAGCTAGATCGGGCAAGTCTTATGGTATTATTCAGTGTTTAATTTACCTGGCATCACAGAAAGCCGGGTTACGAATCTCAATAGTCTCACATTCACTTCCACACATTAAACGCGGTGCTTTCCGAGATTTCCGAATAATCATGCATGACTGGAATCTTTGGGATGACAACCTTTTTTCCTATACAGATTATATTTTTTCATTTAAGAATGGATCTTATATTGAACTTTTCGGACTCGAAGATGAAAGTAAAGCAAGAGGCCCCGGCAGAGATATTCTTTTTGTCAATGAAGCAAACCTGCTAAAAAAGTCTCTTTTCGATCAATTGGCTATGCGTACAACAGGCCAGATACTTTTAGACCTAAATCCGGCCGATCTTGAATGTTGGTGTTATGACATAGCTGACAAGCCCGAAAATAAATGTATTCACTCCACCTACAAAGACAATATCCAAAATCTAAGCCCAACACAAATAAGCTATATTGAGGCTTACCGTGATGCTGACCCTTATATGTGGGAAGTATATGGACTTGGACTCAGGGGAAAAGCCACTGATATAATTTATACCCATTGGAAGCTTACCAATCAACTACCGATGAAGGGAGAGCTTTTCTTCGGTCAGGATTTTGGCTATAATGTTCCTTCGGCTTTAGTCCTTTGTGAGCTTTACGAAGGCGCTATTTATGTTCAGGAATGGATCTACCAAACCCGGCTAACGACAGGAGATTTAATCGAACAGTACAAAGAACTAGGCGTAAGCAGAACGATTCAGATTTATTGTGATTCAGCAGAACCAAAGACGATCGAGGAGCTTCGCAGAGCTGGCTATAATGCTTTTGAAGCAAACAAAGATGTTACCGAAGGAATAAAGAAAGTCAAATCGCTTCCTTTATTCATTACTGAAAATAGTAGTAATATTGTAAAAGAAATTAAAGGGTATAAATGGAAAACCGACATAAACGGAAAAGTTGTGAAAGATAAAGATCGTGATGAACCTGTTAAATTAAATGATCATGCTATGGATGCTATCCGTTATGCCGTTTTCACAAAACTTCATACTCCTGTGGTAACCTGGGGCGCATATTAAAATATTAAAAATGGCATTTCCTGGCATTGTTCCCATAATCAGAAAGTTTGTTTTCGGCGACACAGCTTTACAGCTTACAAAGACAATGCAAACGTTTTATCAGTCGGTGGGAGTGCAGGAGGTTTACATTGACATAAACGCTATTAAAGCTATCCAGGAAGGTTTTAATAAAAATGCTGCTGTTTATTCAATCGTAATGAAGTTTGCTTCTAAGTTCGGGAACATTCCGCGATACGTTTATGATGCCGGCGCCAAAGAAGAAAAAGCTGAGGATAACACGATTGACAAAAACAATCCCCTTGTCAAGTTGATCAACCGACCCAACGAGTATGAATCACAAGATTGCTTTTATCAAAAGGTTTGTGCTTATTGGAAAGTTTGCGGCGAGGCAATGATATGGTTGAACAGGGGAATAGATGTGAATGATTACCGGCTTCCAGATAATTCTTTTGATAACGAAAAGATCAAAGTACTCCCGGTTATTGAGATGTATGTTCTTCCCACAGATAGAGTAAACCCTTTACCCGATCCTGATAATCCCTGGGGAATAATTGGCTGGCGTTTAGATTTAGGCGGTGTAAAAATGGACATTCCTAAAGCAAATGTTATTCATTGGAAAATGACTTCTTTGCTGAGTGAATTTCCTTTAAGAAATAATTTACGTGGCTTCAGTCCACTCGAAGCAGGTTATAAGACTTTACAACAGAATAACTCAATGAGTGATGCTTCGGTAAGGATGGCTCAGAATGACGGAGCCCGGGGAGCTCTTGTTGATAAAACTTTAGGGGTAAGTCAAACTCCTATGGCTAAGACTCAGGTCGAAAAGGTCATGAATGAGAAAGTGAACAACACAGAGGTTAAAGCAAAGATTGCCGCTTTTCAGGGTGACTGGGATTATTTGAATTTCGGCCAGACAGCTACCGATATGCAGCTTCTAGAAGGCAAAGAAATGAGCTGGAAAGAGCTTTGTTTCCTCTTATCAGTTCCTTATGAGTTCTTTGACTCAAAGACTACTTACGCAAATAAAGAACAAGCTCAGAAAGGTTGGGTGACAAATGATATTATACCTGCTTGTAAACAGTTGGATGGAGAGATGAACAGAGTTTTGCTTGTAGCTTTTGGAATGGAAAACTCAGCTTTTATCGAAACAGATTATTCTGAATTGCCGGAAATGCAGCAGGACATGAATCAACAGGCTACAGCACTTGCAGCGGCATGGTGGATAAGTCCAAATGAAAAGAGAGAAATAATGTCCGAGGAGCCTGTTGCAGACCCGCAGCTTGACGAACTTTGGATCCCTCAGGGTTTATCACCTTTGAGTCAATCAGGAAACGATGCAGAGATGCAAGCTTTACAATCGACAATAGATGCGATGCGACAAAAACCAAATGGAAGCGGAACTCAAAACCAGGTTCCTGCCGGAAGTAATGGAAAGGTACCCGCTCAGGGAACGTGAGACATGGTGCTACCAATACCGGCAGCAAATGGAGCAAAAAAGAGTTATTTATCAACAGAGATTAAATGACCCAACAAGCGAGGATAGAACATTCGGATAAGTATATCCGAAATATTAAACGGTTTGAAAGAATGTTTATAAAACCCGTTTATAACGCTTTACAAAGTCAGATAACAGATTTCACAAAAGTTTTGCGGGAAGAGGGTTTACAAAGGGCAAAAAATCAGCTCGACTCAATAATCATTGATGGGAATATTGCAGAGATAATAAAAGAAATTTATTTAACTATTGGTATTTATTCAGCAAACAGAACTCTGGCGCAGATCGCAAAATCTGTCAGACCATTAAGAATAGTTCCGGCGAATAAATCAGTAGAGCTTGCTTTAGAGTTTAAGGGCCCTGGTTTTGGGTTTAACGAAATCATATACCAATTTATCCTGGATTATTTCAGGCTTTACCTTCTGAGCAAAGCCGTTTTACCAATTACGCAAACAACAAAAGATCGGATCAGGGAAATACTAACTATTGGTGAGCGTGAGGGTTGGGGCGCTGACCGGATGGCATATGAAATAGATACCGATGAAATGACACTGTCTAGGGCTCGCATGATAGTAAGAACAGAGACTTTAAAAGCCATGCAATATGGTCGCCAAGTCGGACAGAATCAAAGTATTTATGAATCAGAATCAGAATGGATCGCGGCAAACGATCACCGGACACGAAATTCACATCGTGATGTAGATGGTAAAAGAGTAGATGAAGGAAAACGTTTCAGAGTTCCTATTTACAAAAGAGAGATAATCATTGGCTTTGATTTTATGCTCGGGCCGGGTGATGTGAACGCTTCTGCGGGTAACGTAATCAACTGCCGGTGTACGATGGCTACGGTGGCAAAAAGAGATAAGCAGGGCAATCTGATTTTGAAAAAAAATAATAATTCAGGAATTTCTGTAATTTTACCGGAGGAAGTTTTTCAACCTCATACAATAATAATTATTTAACAATGCCTAAGCCAAATAACGGAGAATCAAAAAAAGATTATATAAGCCGTTGTATGGGCGATTCAGAAATGAATAGCAAGCATCCCGATGAAAAACAACGCTATGCTATTTGTCAAAGCTTTTGGCAGGAAAAATCAAACAATGATAAAAAGCTTGAGCATAAGTCAATAAACTTTGAATTGAAAGATTTTTCTCGTGAGAGCAGATCAGCGGTGATTGCTCATGCCGTTTATGATAATGTTGACCTCGTTGGCGATATTTCGGTAAAAGGAATGTTTGCCAGTTCCTGGAATAGGAAAGATCCAATTTCATTTTACTTCAATCATGATGCTACACAAACGCCTGGTAAGGTATTAAGAACTTTCGAGGATGAACAAAAAGCTTATACTGAAGTTAAATTCGGTAATTGGACACTGGGAAATGATGTAATGGAAATGGTCGATTTTGGAGTAATCAAAGGAGCGAGTTTCGGCTATGAGACGGAAAAAAAAGATTATGTCCAAAAAGGAAATAGAAAAATAAGGAAACTTTTACAAGTTAAACATATTGAGACCTCTTTACTTACTATTCCACCGGCTAACCCACTAGCCGGAGTTGTGTCTTTGAATAAGTCTATGGACTTTAAAACTCTCAGTCTTGGTGAAACGGAAGTATTGATGAAGATAGCTGGTAATGACCTGGCGGTAATGGAATCTCTGATAAATTTAGCGCAAGGGCAAGATGCTAATTCAGATATTTATATCTGGATCATGGATCAGATAAGTAGGAGGGCTTCTTATCTTTCTGATGTTCGTTATCAGCTATATTTTAATACCGGACTCAGAAAGTCTTTAATTTCTCATTTGAACATACTTGAGAAATTTTGCAATGAATCAAAAGCAACTGATGAATGTATATTCACTATACAATCTCAGGTTGATGAGATAAAAAAACTTCTAATTGATACCGGCTCTACTCAACTGATCATTGACGGGGAGTCCAGCAATGAAAGTTTACTTAAAAAACTACTCATTTTTAATCAGCGGTTATCAATTGCTTAGGGTTGGCTTTGCGCTGAAATCTGCGCAAAACTATTTACATGAAAACAGAATTGGAAGTGCTCGAAAGCATTGAGAAAAAAACAGATGCTTTTATCGAGACACAAACGGCCGAAACAAAAAAGTTTCAGGAATCGCAAAAGCTTGCCGAGGCAGCTAATAAAGCTCTCGAAAACGAATTAAAACAACTTACCGAAACACTCACTAAGCAGAATAAGACGATTGAAGAAATCCTCGCTGCACAGAATGAGTTCAAAGCTAAAAGAGGTCGTTTCTCTGCGCTGACAGGAGAAGAAAAGACTGCAAAGGAAAATCTTGCTGAAGCCTTCGCGGAACATTTTGAAGAAATAAAGGCAGTAAGAAAATCAAAGGGAGTAAACTTTGAGGTAAAGGCAGTAGGAACGATGACAACGTCGGCAAATCTTACCGGCGCTGTTGTGAATCAGTATTCTTTAACTCCTGCAATTCGTGGTAGAAGAAAAGTACATATGCAGGATCTGGTAAGCACGATAAACAGCTCAACAGGTCTTTGGAGCTTTTACCGTCAGAATAATCCTGTGGGTGAAGGTTCTTTCGGTTTTCAGCTTACGCACGGAAATGCGAAAGCTCAGATTGATTATGATCTGACAAAGGTTGATGTTACCTGTGAGTACCTGGCTGGCTTCGTGAGAATCGCAAAACAAATGATGCAGGATCTTCCCTTCCTTCAGTCTTTTGTAGCCAATGAGCTTTTGGAAGATTATAAAAGGCAGGAAAGCTTTGAATTTTTCGGTACGCTGAGATCAGCAGCGACTGGTAATTCGACAACTTCAGCCTCTGTTTATGCTGAAAAGATAATTGACTGGATCGCAAACCTGAGCGATAATGATTATGATCCAAATTACATTGTGACTACAGCAGCACAATGGGCGACACTTTTAAAAACAAAACCCAACGATTATTCAACTCCTGGCGGAGTAACGGTAAGTCCTACGGGTGATGTAATGATTGTTGGCGTTCCTGTTGTGATTGCGAATAGTCTTTATCTTGGATCTACACCGAATAAAACGCTCGTTGGTGATTTCACTAAGGCAGCGATCATTCAGGTGGACGGCTTAAGGACTGAGTTCTTCGAGCAGGATTCCGATAACGTGCAAAAGAACTTGATTACAGCACGCACAGAAAGAAGGGTAGGTTTTGCTACACTTCGCCCTGATGCTTTTGTTTATTTGTAAGCAGTATGTATCTTCATAATTACCCCGATGCAGATGGTCGGGGTTTTTTATTAACTTTGGTTTATGGCTGATAATGTTATAGTCAATATTCCCGATACTTCTGGCGCAACAATAGCAACAGAAGATATTGCTGGAGTGCAGCACCAAAAAGTAAAGGTTGAATTTGGCGGTGATGGCGTTGCGACATTGGTTGATATCGGCACGCCTTTACCTGTCACTGATGCCACAGCCGAAGGAACACTAGCTTCAATACTTGCAAAGATTATTTCAGCACCTTCCACAGAAGCGAAGCAGGATGCTTTAAATGCTTTAGTAACTACATTAAATTCTATTGTTGCAACAGCAGCTAAGCAAGATACAGGTAATACAAGTTTGTCGTCTATTGATGGGAAAATTACAGCAGTAAATACGGGTGCTGTTGTTATTAGTTCATCGGCTCTTCCTTCGGGCGCAGCCACAGCAGCACGACAGGACACTGGTAATACTTCACTGGCTTCGATTGATACAAAATTAACCAATCCTTTACCTGTTAGCGGAACAGTAACAATTACTCCCTCAGGAACACAAGATGAAAACATTAAGCAGGTAAATGGTCAAACGGTAAATGTAGGAACGGGTGCAGCAGGAACAGGAACACAACGGGTTGCAGTGGCTTCTGATAGTTCTATTACAGCAAATGCCGGAACAAATTTAAACACATCTTTACTTGCTCTCGCTTCAACACAAACTGACAAGTCTCAATTTACAAAAATAACCGATGGTACAGATACAGCACTTGTCACGGCAGCGGGTGAATTAAATGTACTTCCAACAGCGCAACCCGGCGTTGATATAGGCGATGTAACTATCAACAATGCAGCAGGAGCAAGCGCAGTGAATATTCAGGATGGGGGAAATAGTATTACAATTGATGCTGTTTCTTTACCACTTCCAACCGGAGCAAGTACAGAGGCTAAGCAAGATATAGGTAATACATCTTTGAGTACAATTGCAGCAAAAGATTTCGCAACTCAAACAACACTTGCCGCCTTTTATGTTTCCCTTGCATTATCTCAGGGTATTGATGCTACTTCATTATTGGGAGTGATGATTCAGGGAGTGGTTAATGATACTCCGCAGAGTTATGTGACTGACAAGTTACAACCACTGAGTTTAACATCGGATGGAAGATTGAGAGTAAGTTCTGTTAATTCAGATATTACAAGGGTATGGAATAATACTTTTGATAACCCGTTTTTTGATGAGGATATTTACGTCACAGCAAATAATTATTTTGTCAATTAAAAACAAATAAAATGTCAGATTTACAAGTACGTGGGCCAATTTGGGGCGGATCGGGCACTCCCGCTCCTTTTACGGCAACAAGATCAGGAGCTAATCGAGTGAGCGATGCACATGGTAGATTCATGGAAGCCGCAATCGCCGGTAACTTATATTCGGGTGGAATGACAATAACTTCTATTGCAAATGCGACTTTTTCAACGGGTACACTAGGTGCAACAGCTACACCGATTATTGGACTATGGAATCCTTTAACCAGTGGTAAACTTGCTGTTGTACTTCAGGCAAAGCTTCAGGCAATTCTTACAGCACTGCAGGAGACGGGAGCAGGTGCATATATGTGGTGTACTTCTACTGGTAATGGGGCAATAAGTACAGGTAACACACCTTTTAATTTAAGCAGCTTTGTTGCCTCCGGTTCAGTAATGAAAGACATGACAGGAGTGGCTTTGACAGGCTTAACGAATAACCTTGTTGTAAGAATAGCAGCAGGATTACAGGGCGGGGCAAATAGCAATTTATCTACTTTGCAAACAGCAGCAGGGCTAGCACCTGCACCGACTGCTTATGTGGATAATATAGACGGGTCGTTTATTGTTCCACAGGGAGGAGTACTTGCGTTACTCTGTACAACAAACCCTCCTGTCGCTGTTAGTGCTGCTTCTGCAATAATATGGGAAGAGGTACCTTATCTGACTTAATATGTTGCTGTGGTTAATGAATTTACGATTTGCAGCAGGAACGCCTTCGGCTCCTGTTCAGAACTTAATAATGAGTTCACAGAATAATCTTACGCCAATAGGCGCGGTTATAGCGATAAATTCATCTTAACTTGGAATTATCGAATAATTTATTAGTTTTGTTTTTTACCTGTGGTTGGGCAGGATTAATTTTTTGAGGTGGATAGCTGAGATCGCCAACCCGGTCGAAGGTTTGAAACCTCATTTTTTTTATAATATGAAATATTTAATCGTAACCTTATTATCACTTTCTTTGATTTCATGTTCAAAGAATATTGGAGAAAACGCTCCAAAAAAAGTCTGTTATGTTTGTAAATGGGGGCCTGATACGAATGGCTATGTAAGGCCAGATTTTAATTTATGCACCGATCAGGACTGGATGAAAATGCACCTTTTCTATGACGACAGGCAAAACTATATCGGTGGTCATTGTGATAAAAATTAAACATTATGAATAGCGAAAAAAAACGTAAAAGCCCGGTTCCGGCTAATTCAGATCGTATTACTGAGGGCGCTTTAAAGCTTCCTTTAGAAAAAAGAGTTATTTTAAGGAATGATATTTCTGCTTCTATTGAACGGGAACTGAAAGAAATGGAATCGAATTTCGAAAAGGCAAAAGCTTTATTAAACGGTAAGCAATGAAAGCCCTTTGCATAACAATGGGAACTGACTGGGAACAGGCTGAAGCGGAATTTAAACGAGTCGGATTGAATGTTGAAAGATTTGATGCTATTGTAGAAGATAATAGAGTACTTGCTTTTAATAAATCTGTTTATGAATGTATGAAACTTGCAGAGGGAGATGATTTGATGCTATTTGAAGATGATGTATGTTTTGATACTTATCCACTTCCGTTTTTTGATTATCCTGAATATTTTATGACCATTCATTTAGGTGGTAATATTTTAGGATTTGACACAACGGTCTGGCAGATGCCTACATTTTATTCAAAGAATTTAGCCAAACTTCATAATTGTTTTCAATCTCATGCAACTCTTTACTCAGCAGAATGTGTTCAGTTTATTCTGGAAAACTTTAAATTCGTTACCGACGAATATAAGACAGAAGGCTGTATGGTCTTTGATGACTGGCTACGACATAATATTTTAAACCAGGGGAGAAGTTATGTTCTTAACCCGATGATCGCCTATCAACGACCCCGAAAAAGTGAAATATGGAATACCTGGGCAGATTATACCTATTGTCATAAAGAGGGTAATCGCTGGCTCAAACAAAATCTATGATCAGGCTTGTAACATATGCAGATGATTCAATGAGCCAAAGTATGAATCTTTGTGTCGAGTCTGCTTTAAAAAATGGGGTAGATATTTGCTGGCCGCAGAATCCAAATACTATTGACCCGACATTCAGAGAATTTAATAAAGAAATTTTGGAGGCAAAAAGGGGTGCTGGCTTTTGGCTGTGGAAGCCTTATCATATTTACAAAGCAATGTTAGGTTGTCAGGAAGGAGATATTTTAATTTGGAGTGATGCTGGTCAGGAATTTGTGGGAGATGTGAAACAGGTCATCAAGTGCATGAAGGAAAATGTAATGCTTTTTAATAACGGGTTTGCTCATGTGGAATGGTGTAAAATGGATGTAATAAATAGAATACTTCCAATATGTCCAGGTGATAATACTATTGGAAGCAAACAACCGCAAGCTTCTTTTCAAATATATTATATAAACGAGGCAAGTAAAAAATTTGTAAAGGAATGGCTTTTATATTGCCAGATGCCTGGAATGATTGATGATTTTCCCTCTATTATTCCGAATGTTCCCAATTTCGCCGATCACCGGCATGATCAGGCTATTTTAGGCTGTTTAAGGATTAAATATAAAATTCCCCTGCATTGGTTCCCTTCGCTTACAAATATGCACAGGCTTGACATGAAGCTTCCCGGCGATGATTACCCGGCTATAATAAATCATCATAGAAAAAGAAACAGAGGTTTTGGTAATTCAAACAACCCAGAATGGTAAGTATCTGCATCATTACAAGTGATATGTCTGGAAATGCAATACGATTTCTTGAGCATCTTCTCGGGTCGATTCTTATGCAGGATTATTTCGGTAAATATGAAATTATTATCAGCGATGATAGTAAAGATTATTCAATCTACCAATGGATTTTAGAATTTAATTTGCAAAATGCTTTACCCAACTCTTTGATTAAATATTTTCATAACGGTTCAAGGGGAAAAAGTTCAATTAATATGAATAATGCAATCAGCAAATCGGAGGGAGATATTATTAAGCCGATGTTTTGCGATGATTATTTTATTTATTCATATACGATGAACAGGTTTGTAAAATCATTAAATGGAAAGGATTGGGCTTTCTGCAGATCAGAACATCGAGAGTCAGGGAGGATAACTCACAATCCTTATCCTAACTTCGATCTATTCAGTCATGATAAAGGACTCGCTGAAGGGTGTAATACTTACGGTTGTCCTTCGGCAATGGCTTTCAGAAAAACCGATATTACTTTTGATGAAAATCTTATCTGGCTAATGGATTGCGAGTTTTACACTCGTATGCAATTAAAATATGGTGAACCTGCTTTTGTTGATACAGCTATTAATGTTAGGGAATGGGAAGGCCAGCAGAGCAAAACGGCTTGTAATGGAAATGTGAGACTCTGGGAACGAGAATATGTAATCAATAAATTTAAAAATGCTTAGTTTCTTCGATAAATATAATTACTCAGGAACCTCACAGAATGGAGAGGAAGGTATTTTAAAAGAATGTATTCGGAGAATAGGACTTAAAGGAATCGCGGTTGAGTTCGGAGCACCGACAAAAAAATACTATTCAAACATTTACTTTTTGGTTGGGAATCCTAACTGGCAATGTTATTATTTTGACTCCGATCCTATGGAAGAAGGCATAAGCAAATTATTTGTAACTGAAGAGAACGTAAATGAAGAAATACCTGACTGTAATATTTTAAGCATTGACATTGATCTGAACGATTATTATATCTGGGAAGCTTATGAAGGTTATCCGGATATTGTGATCATTGAAATTAACTCAGGTATCCACCCGGAAGAAAATGTAATTTGCGAACCCAATTTAGGAACAAGTTATAAGCCTATGGTCGAACTTGGAATTGAGAAGGGATATTTTCTTTTATGTCATACCGGAAATTTAATCTTTGTGAGAAATGATTATTATAAACTGTTTCATGAAGTGAACAAAAACCCTTTAACTGATTATCAATATTTTTTCAGAACTCACTTCTTACATGATCATGTTGAAAAATGGGAGGAAAAGAGATGATCACTTTTAAAGAACTTGGTCGCCAGGGACGTTTTGGTAATTGTCTTTTTCAGATAGCCGGAACAATAGGAACAGCGATTAAAAGCCATCAACCTTATGCTTTTCCTAAGTTCGTTGTGTGGGATATGGTCGAACGATTCGGGACAAAGGAAGATATTGAGGTATGGAAATACCTTGTAAACCCACTGCCTGAACTTGACGAGACACTAAGCTTTCAGAACTATCCTTATTTCTGGAATTACAGAGAGCTTTATTTACCTCAGGGAAATTGGAATCTTTCACCTTCACATTTTCAGAGTATAAAGTTTTTTGATCATTGCATAGAAAAAATAAGGTGGTATTTTACTTTTAAATTTGAACCCGAACAAATGGATAGAGTCGCCGTTCATTTCAGAGCCGGAGATTATATAAACGATCAAAATGCTTATCATCCCCGCTGTTCTAGAGACTATTATGAAAAGGCAATGGCTCAATTTCCTGAAGGAACTAAATTTTTAATATTCACCGATGATGCCAAAGATGCAAAGGAATTGTTTTCGACAATCGAAGGATATTCTTTTAAGATTCTGGCCGAATACATGGACGAGGATGATTTTTTAAAATATGAAAAGCCTGATTATATGGCCGATTTCGTTTTTATGAAAAAATGCAAATCCTTTATTTGTGCCAATAGTTCTTTCTCACATATGGCTGCTTTACTCGGAACTCACCCAGAGAAGAAAATAGTCATGCCAAAACATTGGTTCGGTGCTCAGGCTAATGGGCTTAACTTTGACACTCTTTATCCATCTAACGCGATAATAATATGACAATTGAAACAAAATTTAATATCGGAGATAAGGTTTATTCATTTGAATGGAATAAACCTTTAAGAGCTACAATAATAGGAGTTCAGGTTATAATACTTAATTTAGAAAGTAAGAACATTGAATATCTTTTACAATCTGAATTAACGGAATATCCTTCTCCAAAAATGATAACTCCTCATTTCTCGGCATGGCGGAAAGAAAATTACATTGCATTAACAGTGGATGAGTTGATTAATTTATATAAGTGAAACTTCTTGCTTCTATACATTTATACTTACCGACACATAACTGCGGAAGCGAGGCAATGATGCATCAAGTATTTCAGTACATGATAGGCAAGGGTCACCAATGCAGAGTTGCTTTACATCATGCTTCTAAATATGGTATTAAGCAGGATTACGAATACCAGGGAGTATATTGTATGGTCGGTTCTGCTATTTCAAAGGTCGATACTTACCGGGTACCGGATATTATTCTCACTCATCTAGATATGACTCAGTATTCAATAATCATGTCTAAAGAGACGAGAAAGCCTTTAGTTCATTTTGTACACAATGATATTCCTTATCCTTCAATCATGCAATCAAATGAAAATACATTTATCGTTTTTAATTCAAATTGGATTCGTTTAAAAATTGGCTATAAGCAACCCGGATATGTTCTGCATCCTCCATGTGATTATAGAGTTTATGACACTGGAGACCCTTCAGAGAGAGAATATATTACACTTGTTTCTTTGAATGAACGTAAGGGTGGAATGATGTTTTATAACATCGTAAAAGCGATGCCTGATAAAAAATTCTTAGGCGTCATAGGTTCTTATGACAACCCTGGAGTCTTGGGACTTTCACAGGTAGATATTATAAATAAACTCTTACAGCTTCCGAATTTTACTTTAGTTCCCAATACACCTAATATTTTAGATACTTACCGAAAGACAAGACTTCTGCTCATGCCTTCCGATTATGAGAGTTGGGGTCGCACAGCGACCGAAGCCATGTGTTCGGGTATTCCAGTAGTCTGTACACCAACGCCTGGGCTTTTAGAGAACTGTGATTATGCCGGTTATTTTATCGGCAGGGAAATAAAACCTGAACGACCTGGCGGCGCTTGTGTGGATATTGGGGACTCTTCAGAATGGATCGAAGCGATCAGGCAATTTGATGATCCTGAATTTTATTCTAAAAAGTCGTTACTTTGTAAACAGAGAAGCAGGGAACTCGACCCGCTTAAAGAATTGGAAGGCTTAGAACAATTTTTAATAAATGTCAAATCAGGTCATTTCAGTAGATAGGTACGAATATTCACCAACAGAGCCGGTGACACTTGCTCAAGCAAAAAATCAATTAACAATTGACTTCACTGACGACGATACTAAGATCACTTCTTTAATTACTCAATGCAGGAGGGCTATTGAGAATTTTTGCCATATTTCAATCGTAAGGCAACAGATAACAGCTTATCTTTTTTTCGACTCCGAAAACGAACTTCCTTATGGCCCTGTGACAGATATTATTGAGGTAAGTGTTTCTTCAGGAGCTACGGGAAGCGGGCCGGTGGCTTATGAAACAGCTACGGATAGTTGGAATTTTGACGGTGGCGGTTTTAAGACATTCCAAACCTTCACAGGCCTTCGTTACAGGCTTATTTATTGGGCTGGATATATGACAGTCCCAGAGGATTTAAAACTTGCTATCCTTACTGAAATAGCTTACAGATATGAAAATCGGGGAGATACTTTCGAACAGAAAACACAGGGAATCTGTGAGGCGGCCAGGATATTAGCACTTCCTTATAAACGTTACCTTTGGTTTTGATATGAAAAACTTTCATATAGGCCAATTACGCCAAACGGCAATTTTCAAAGTAAACACACCTACGGCAAATGCAACAACAGACCGCGATGCTGTTTTAACCGGAGGCTTGAATGATTCTTACTCAACTCTTCTAACAACAAGATGTAAACTAAGAAAGTCAGGAGGCGGTCGAAGTCTGCTTCAGGGGATGATTTCGGATAAAGAAAGCTTTGAAATGATCTGCCGCTTTCAGGACGGGATCCATAACAATTTAAGAATTGATACTAAAATTGATATTCTGAACTTCAGATATACTATTGATTCATGGGAAGTTATAGACGAAATAAAGAACTTTTATAAGTTCCGGTTAAATGTTGAAAAACAATTTGCCCTGAATAGTACGCCAATAACCGATGGATCTTATTTACCCGCAAGCGTGGGTGTTTTTAAACTTCAACTTACTTTATCTGCAGGCGGATTGACTGTTTCAGATACCGATTTAGTTGCTCAACCCGGATTCTCGATAACAATTCTTTCACTTGCCAGGGAAGGAACAGTTTTAAGTGAAGGAACTGATTTTACCTTTGACGATAGTACAGGGATAGTGACTTTTATCAACATAGGTGCTCCTGGTGGGGAAAAAATTGAAATTGTGTGGAAAAATGCCTAACTCAATAAACATATCAGGCTTTGATCAGTTTCAAAACAAAATGAAAGAACTTCAGGAAAAATTTCCTGCAAATTTGAATTTTATCGCTAAAGATGCAGCAGATCAATGGTCGTTACTTGCCGCAAGGCAAGCACCAAAAGACGTTGGTAAACTAGGAGTCATTTCGTCAAAGCAAATTGAAAATGGTAAATGGGAAGTAGATGGAAATAAAGAGTACTCTGCTTACATGGAATGGGGAACAAAGAGCAGGGTGAATGTCCCTTCTGAGTTTCAAAATTATGCTTCGACATTTATGGGTGGATCCTCGGGTGGAAACGTAAAAGAATTAATTTATTCCTGGGTACTGAGAAAGGGTTTACCCGCTTCACTTCAATGGCCGATATTTATTTCGATCATTAAAAAAGGCGTTAGACCTCATCCTTATTTCTTTGTTCAAAAACCGATTATTGAACAGCAGCTTTTACGTGATCTTAAACAATTAATTTCGCAGTTATGAGAGATACCATGAAACCTTTTCGCAAAGCGATTCACCAAACCCTTAGCGGGAACGTGATTTATAAAGGTTCTCAGGTAAAAATCTATGATGAAAAAATATTCACCGGCGATCAACCCAATTTATATGTGCTTTATTCGACTCAACGCGAGACAGATATTACTGAGACTGATTGCGCCTGGGAGACCCGATCTTCGATAGATATTTTGATAATCAACCGGACACAGTCAGAAACTTCAAAAGATGCCTTGGACGATATTTCTGATTCGATATTAATTTTATTACTAAATTTGCCCCATAGTGATAATTTGGTCACTCAGTCAGGATTCTTGATTCAGGAGGTAAAAAAGGATAGTGCAGTTAGCGGATTGATCCAGATAAGCCCAACGGAAACGATTTTACAGAAGCAAATGACAATTTCGGCAATAATAACCCAACAATCTTAAAATAATGAGCAACCCAACCCCGATTTTAGCCTCAGCCGTTCCGATAGCGATCAGCACCGACGGCATAACTTATAAAAATGTTGTTTGTAAAAAACTTTCCGGTTTGACAATAAACAATACACTCGTTAAAGATGAAACGGATTGCGGTACTCTTATTTCGACGGGAGCCAGTGATATAAGTTTTACCGGGGAATTTATTTTGAATACTACCCCTAATGGGGCGAGTGAGTGGGGATCAGATAAAGTCATTGAGTGGGTAACGAGTAAAACGCTTATTTATATTAAGTTTACCAGTGGATCACTTTATTATAGGCAGATGCAGGGTTATTTATCTCAATACGGCGAGACCTTGGCTCAGGGTGGTAAAGTTTCAGCTACATTCACATTTAATGGTTCAGGTGATATTGACATAACAGCTTAATATGTTACAACTTCTTCCCAGGCAAAGATTTATTCTTACCCTTTCCGATGGGATTGAAATTCCAGGTAAATTCGGAACAACGGCGACGGCGCTTTTTGGGTCGAGGAAAAATCTTTTACTTTCTGAGATCAATCAAAAAATAATCTCAATAAAAAATGCCGGCTCTGATAATGTCGAATATGATCTTTATCTCCAGGAACTTTTGGATTATATTCTTTGCGCCTGCGAGGCGGCAGCCAGAGAAACAGGATCTAGGTTTACTTTTAACTCAGCTCAGCTAGGTTCCTGGGCGGATGATTATTATTACGAAACTAAAGAACCAAACGTGTTAATAAAGCTTTTCAGTCATTCTTTCCCTCAGTACGAAAAAAAAAATCAGGAGCTAACGGTCGCCAATTAGAATGGCCTGATATTATACGTCTTTATCTCGCGGCAAACCCAAATATTGAAACTTTCTGGCAAAGCACTTTTGAAGAAGTTCTATTTACTATTCAGGGATTAATTGACCGGCAAAGAATAGAGAGGAGAAATTTCTATAATATTTACTGTTCCTGGGTCGAAAAACCTATTTCCGTTTTTGATTTTTCCCCACTTCCTTACGATGAGGAGCTTATGACCTCAGAAGATTCCATGACTGATGCTGAGATATATGACTTAGTAAAGAGTTTAAATAATAACTTTGATACACCAATCGTATTAAATGGCAGATAATGTTTTAAAAGCGGTCATTGATGTATCAGCTCCCGGGGCGGTACAAACTTTTAAAGATGTTGAGGATGCTTCGGCGGCTGTCAATGCAGCTCTGAAGCAATTAGGTCAGCAGGGCGTTCTTAACGTCCGGTCAATGGGTGATGCTTTGAATCAACTCAAAGGCATCTTATCCAAGACGACCGATCCACAGGATATTGCTAAATTGAACATAGCGATCACTGCTCTTCAGCAGAAAATCAAAGATGTTCCACCGGAGTTTGAAAAGGTTCATGTTTCATCTTTAAGGGCAAGCTCATCGGCTTTAAACTTATCCAAATCTTTAGGGATTATTCCAGCGGAGAGTTCACATATTACTCATGCACTTGAAAGTATTATACACGCTTTCGAACAGATGGAAAATCAAGAGGGATCTGTGCAGGGCGGTTTAAAACAACTTGCTGGGACCATAGGTTCGGGTATTGGGCTTGGATTACTGGTTACGGGAGTGAGTTTTTTAGTAGAAAAATTATTTGAGACCGAAGATGCGACTGAGCGATCAAAAGAAGCTTTTGAAAGGTATGAGGCAGAAATCAACAACGCAAAGGAAAGCGTTAAGGGGTTGGTTTCTGAGCTTGACTTTTTAAACCAGTTAAATAGCTTACGTAATAAGGCATTAAATGTCGGTGATGTTTTAACGCTGCAGGGTGATGTACTTGCAATCAGTGATCTTTTATTGACTTTAAATGAGAAACGACAAAAGAATTTAGAGGAGGCAAAAAAAATCAATGACGACGAGGAGTTAAACGATAAAGACAGAGAGAAGGCTTTAAAAAGTAATGCCGCTGCACTTAAAGAAATAGAAAAAACGATTAATGATGAAAGCGAAAAGCAAAGACTTCTTTATCAGCAAATCCACATACAGAAAAACGAAGATGCTAAGAAAGCCGAGCAACAGAGATTAAAAGATTATCAGGATTATCTTAAACGTCAAAAAGAGCTTTATGATTTTGAACTTGGCCTATTGGCTAATTTGGAAAAAGATGCTCAGAAGATCGAGGCTGATATTGCAAAATCACTCAAAGAACTTAAGTCGGCATTAAGCGGAATTTCAAAAGATATTAATCTCGATCCGCTGGCGACAAATTTCGGAAAACCGGCGCAGAAGATTTCCGAGAACTTACAGAAGGAAATCGAAAAGTTAACAAAGAATAATCCTATCTTAATAAAGGCTAATACAAAAATTGAATTAACAACGGAACAAAAAAACCTTATCAAAGCTTCCGAGCAGATCAGTCAGGATATTCAGGATGCCTTTACAGAAGGCTTCAAAGGACTTGGCGAAGGAATAGGCGCAGCGCTTTCGGGAGGCGATATTTCCGAAGCTTTTAAAGGTTTTGCTGCTGCAATTGGTGGAGCCATTAAAGCAATCGGTCAGCACTTAATTGAACTTGGTACAACTGCCATCGCGGTTAAATTGGCTTTAGGTGATCTTTTTAAAAATCCTTTCCTTGCAATAGCAGCGGGAATAGCTTTGACAGCTTTGGGAACGGCTTTTCAAAAATCATTACAGGGTGGAATAAAAGGTTTTGCCGCTGGTGGTCAGGTTCAGGGAGGGGTTCCTATTTTAGTCGGTGAACAAGGCAGAGAGGTTTTTATTCCCGATACCGGCGGAAGAATAATTCCAAATCATAAACTGGCTGGCGGAGGTGTTCAAAACGGTGGTATGTCAATAAGGGTCACAGGAACAACCGTAACGAGAGGCCAGGATTTAATAACTATTTTATCGCTGGCTAATAAAGCAAATAATCGTCTTATCTGATGGCTCAATATGGCGTTATATATCGACTGGAATGGAATACCGTGCCTTCGGTGCTTTCTTCTTCTTTGACAATACCGGAACAGGCTTTAAGAGTGGACATTAAAGATACTGAGACTTTAATTGAAGATTCAGATACACCAGAGATCATTCCTTTGCTGGCCGATGCCAATCCACTGGTAATAAAAATCATTAACAATGACGAAGATAAATTCACTCCAATTAGAGCAAAGCAAGCTATCATACAGTTTAAATCGGATGCAAATGCTTTTCAGGATTCTCTGACTTTTGCTGATAGTTCAGATAATCGCTGGTATGTCGAAATCACAGCCGACGGTGAATTTATTTTTAAAGGGTTCTTAATGCTTACTGATAGTCAGCAGGATCATTTACCCGATCCCAACGTAGTTGTCTTAACGGCTTCAGATCATTTAGCTCTTTTAAAAGATATAAACTTAGTTACAGATGCAGGGGAGAATCCTTCTGGGAAATATCGAATAGCTGAGTTGATCGCTCTGTCTTTAAAAAAAACAGGGTTATTACTCGATATAATTGTTATTAACAATTTGAGACATGGAGGTACTTCTTTTACTGACGTAGTTGACTTCGATACTTTCCCTGTTCCGATAGTAAATTTTACTACTTCAAATACTTTTTTTTATGTCGGTCAATCGATAACAATTTCAGGAACGGCGAGCAATAACGGAACATTTACAGTTACTGTTGCAGGAGAGTTAGGAATAAGATATACCGGAATAGTTCACGAAACAGGAGTTACAGCAACGTTTACTGATAATACGAGTAATGGTCATTTTTATGATAAAGTTTATTTAGATGCTCTCACGTTTGAAAGAGAGATAGGAGTTTCTGAAGATTGTAATACTGTTTTAGAAAAGATTTTAGGCGAAGATTGTTTTCTTACTCAGTGGAAAGGAAAATGGTATATAATGCGAATTGACGAATTTGACGACAATCCAATCTATGAATGTGTTTTTAATACACATGGAGTTTTAATAGGATTTAATTCACCAACTACTTACGCCAAGTCAGTCGGAGCTACTGAGACACGAAGGCTCGCCAATGCCGACGCTCTAAGGCGTTATGATCGTCCTTATGCTTTTGTCAGAGAAATTTTCGACTTTACTTATCCTTCAGAAATACCATGTAACATAGACTATGTAAGAGGTGACGAGACGAGTGATCCTGATGTACAAAGAACTGACTATACTTCGTATGATTTGGATTGTTGGGATGGATATAGACTTTGGGGATCTTCGATCACGACGCCAAATTTTAAATCAGCCATTCTAAGAACATTTAATTTATTCGGCGATGAGCTGACAAGATTTATCATGCTCACTAAGCCAGCAAGCTCAACGGGTTCTTTTGAGTACATTCGAAGTCAGCCTATACCTATTTCTTTAAATGACAGATTTACCTGGCGCTTCGATGCCAGAGCTATGACCGATACTTCAGGTGATGGGTTTATACTTGTATGTATGATTCTGCTTTATGGCATTGATGGGACAGTTTATATTTTGCGTAATCGTGATCTTGGAATTGTTTGGGATCAAACCTTAACAGATGTTCAAACATCATGGAAACTAACCAACGATGATGTTACTCTTTTCAGAGATGGCCTTCAATGGGCTATTTATGACAATTCAAATTTCCCTAAGAAAACAGAATGGACGACGTTTGAAATGGTCGCGGCTCCGATTCCTGTGGAGGGAGAAATAAGAATATTACTTTTTTCCGCTAATCAGCAAGCAGGAACCTATGATGATTTTGATATTAACTATCAGAATCTATCTTTTGAATATCATCCTTATATTGGCGGAGTCTATGATAAGTATAAACGATTTCACAATAAAGTAATCAAAGATCCACAAGGTTATTTTAATGTGATGAGGGAAAAGCAAACTTATATTCAGGACTCACCAAAGCCTCTTTTTAAAGGGTCGATGTTTGTTTACAATGGTTCTAGATATATCTTAACGTCAAGGTGGTATGCTTCAGCTCCTTGGGCTTTAGGCCCTCCACCGGATACAAGTTATATTCACTCTTACGGTTATATACAAGCTTTTTCCGTGTGGAATCAATTCAGAAATGGCAATAGAATTTTAGCCAGTTCAGCGTTGGGACTGGGTTCAATGTGGCCTGATGCACTTGATAAGTGGAGCTTAACAGATACTAACCCGCACGTCAATGACCGTTATTTTTTATTAATTTCGTTTGAACAAAACTGGAAAACAGCTCTATGGTCGGGAGTATTTATCGAAGATTACCGAACAGATATAGGAAAGATTTATACCGATGAACATGAGTTTAAATATTTAACTAAGTAAGATGGCTAATAAAGTCGCTGGTAAAAATGTAGTTGTGACAATGCTTATCTCAGGCAACTATTACCCAATTTTTTGCGGCAAGGCGGCTGATCTTCCACTCGAGCAGGATGAGATTGAGGTCACTCATGTAAACAGCGGAGCTGATAGAGAGTACGTCCCTGGCATGAGTAATTACTTACTGAATGTTTCAGGCGTGACAGTTTTGGACAATACGGAAGGCAGGCTGAGTGTTCTTTATTTCATGCAACTCGCTGTCAGAAGAACAATAAATACTTATCGCGTTGTTTTTACAGATCAGGATGGAGATACAGCTTATATTAGCTTTGATGCTTTTATACGAAATACAAGCGTGAACAGAGATGTAGTTCAATGGTCACAATCTTCGCTGACTTTAAGGATAACTGGAAATCTGACTTTCGGTACAACGATTGTTGATCCAACGCCTCCAACTTGTGAGCAGGAGCCTACAATTTATACCACTATTCCCGATGGTGTTCTTTATGCAAGTAGTGCTCTTCTTATTCCGGGAGTCGGAGAGACGATTACGATACTTCATGTAAGCAGATCAGGTATGACTTATTATGAGTCTGGAGGAAGCCCGGGTAATATGGAATTTCAATATAACAGTGCTTTAGGACGAATTATATTTCAATATGCCGGTAATTCGGCTGCTCCTGATTTAGAACCCGTAAGCATAGAATATAAGATCGAAACATGAGTATGCATATTAAATATTATTATGGGCTTCCGGGACAGAAGTATTTTATTGATCCTGAATTAATCTATACCGAAATTCATTGTATAACACGAAGCGGAATAGTTTATAAGCAACAGATTGTTGCTCCTGGTAATATGGAATTTGTTTTTTTTTCTCCCTCGGGGAAAGTTTTATTTAGAGATGCTTTTCTCGGTGCAACAGTGGGGAGAATTGATCGAAATACTTTAGAGCGAATAAGTGTAAAATATAAAACATGAAAAAGATTATTTTTTCAGCTTTCTTATTATGGTCGGTTATTGGTTATTCTCAGCCGACAACAGTGGTAAATTATGTAACTGTTAATGAAAGAAGAAATCAGCTCGCATTAATAACGAGAGCTTTGAATATACCAACAGGCGGAACACCTTCATTGGCTACAGGTCAGTGGGTTGGTTTTGGAGCTCTTTATGCTGATTCGACTGGTGGAAATAAAGGAATACATTACTGGAATGGATCGGGATGGGTGAGGATTTACGACACGACTAATTCGGTGGGATTAAATTTTGCAAATGCAGATTTGACATTTACCGGGAATAGAACACATGATTTAAGTAATAAATCTCTCGATATTACAAATGTGGGAGCGGTTACCGATGCCAGACTATTACTCAATCCGACCGTTCCAAGTGGTCAAATGACCGCAAACGATGCAAATGCAACATCGCAATTATTATTGCGTGGAGTATCTGGAGATGAAGTTATTTTCCAATTATATAGTACCGATGCGGGAACTGGAAAGTCAGTCACCATTAATGGAGATGGGCAAACAGGAATAATAACCTATACCTCAAGCGGCCATGTATTCACCGGTAATGCTGGTTTTAATACATCAACATTAACCGGACTTGTTACAATAGCCAAAGACCAGAATACCGAAACGGCCACCGATACTTATGGGCTTTATCTTTCCAATGCTACAGCAGCGGGAGCGGGAACGCAGAGTATTTCTCCTCCTATTGTATGGCAGGGTAATGGATGGAACGCCGGAGGAGGAAGTTCACAAAGCGTGGAATTTATGGCTTATGTTTTACCTGTGGCTGGAATTTCACCCACTGGAACATGGCAGCTTCAATCTTCTATTAATGGCGGTGCTTATACAAATAGACTTCAGGTTAATTCTTCGGGTGTCGTAACTGCTGGTTCACAGTTGCTTGCTCCGACAATAGGGGCTTCAACATTATTATATAATTCAGCGGCTGGTTCAGCAGCTACTTATTTAGTCATAGGTAGTTCAACAACTACAAATTACCGTACAACAAATGGAGGTTCAAATGTGGCTGCTCAAATTGCTTTCCAGACAGAGAGTGCAACAACAGCGGGGGCAGAAGCATGGTATTTTGAAGGCAATACAAATGGTGATGGACTTGTTTTTGCTGCCGGAAATGGAACGAGACAAATAGCAAGGGCGGGAATTTCAATTGGAAGCCTAACCAATACGGCGAACAGTGAAGCGGGTGATTTGATTTTCAAAACTCAATCCGCTGGCGCTGCTATGACTGAAAAGTTTAGAATCTTAGCTGCGGGAACTGTTAATGTGGGTGCGCCCACAGCAGATGCAAACACAGCTTTGAATGTCCAGTCATTAACCAATACAGCAAAAGAGGGAATCAGGGTTTGGGCAAATAATGTTTCTACTTATATGTATTATGGCTATCAAACAATTTCTAATCCTGGAGTTTTAAAGTTAGAAGGTTTGGGAGGTGGTCAAATATTAGGCTTATCCAGTGCCGTTGATGCGTCCTGGACAAGCGGGGGTCTTTGGTTTTTTGGTGGCTCAACAACTGCAACAGCTTTTCTTCATGTGGCAGCAAGTGTTACTGGAAATTCTGCCATGAGAATAGTGGAAGGCGTTGACCCAACATCACCCAATGCCGGCGACTTATGGACAAAAAGTTCAGATCATAATATTTATTATAGAACAAACGGAGTTACTTATAGTGTTGAAAAAACACTTACAGCAACAGCAACACTTGATTTTGCTAACACAAATGCCGGTGCTGCGACCGATCTTACAATTACAGTAACGGGAGCGGCTACGGGTGATGCTGTTACGGTAGGTGCGCCGAATGGAAGTGTGAGCGGTACCGATAACGTTGCTTATTGGGGTTGGGTGAGTGCTGCCGATACGGTGACGGTAAGATTTAATAATAATAATTTAGTTAATGCCGTTAATCCGGCTTCAGGAACTTTCAGAGTAGTTGTTTCAAAATATTAATATGAAAAAAATCACAACAGTTTTTTTTTGTTTACTTTTTAAGTTTACTTTTTCACAATCTTTACCTTCCTCAGCGCCAACGGTTGTTTATGTTAATGATTTCGGAGCCGATCCGACCGGCCAAATAGATTGCTCCGATGCCATAGATTCTGCTTTAGTTGCTCTTCAGCCAGCCAGAACAAACTGGGGTATTCAATCTTACGGTCAAGGAACAGTGAGATTTAAAAGGGGTATTTATAAATGTTCACGTACAATAAATATCAGATCAACGGTAATTTTAGAAGGTGACGGAGCAGGATTTTTTCCTTACCAGGAGGTTCAACTTAATTTTTTAGGTACTTCAGGAATAGACATACGAGCAACTAATAATGGCTTTGGTGCACGATCAGTAACGATAAGGAATCTTTCTTTAAGAAATTTTCTTACTTCAACAGATAGTTCAGCTCATGGACTTTTTACAAATACAAGAGTGATCATAGATAATTGCGGTTTTGATAATTTCTCGGGGAATGGAATTTCAATTGTGACAAGTGATTCAGGTAATGCGAATAATTCAATATTACAAAATGTAACTTGTTATTATAACGGAAAGAATGGTCTTTTTTTAGCAGGAAATGAAAGCAATCACTGGCGTGCTTACAACTGTGATTTTACAGCCAATGGGCAATGTGGAATTTTAGATTATTCTTTCCTCGGCGGAATGGCTTACGGCTGTCATACAAGTTTCAACGGCGTTCGAGTAGCTACAGGTTGGGATAAGTCTTGGTGTACTTACAATGGAAAAGTTTATCAGGCAATTAAATATCCTTCACAGATCGGAATTGAGCCGACGGTTTCACCCAACTGGAATCAATATTGGGTATTAAATTCGACTGTCTTTGGTACGGTGAGTCCGGCGCAATGGTCGGCTTCAAATACTTATTGGATAACAGGTTCTTATGTAGTAGCCGGAACGGCAACGGCGAGTTCTTTTTTTGGTTGTTATTCGGAGGGAGGACAAGGAGCAAATATTATGAATCAGTTTTCTATTTGTTGGGGAGGGGATCAGGGAGCAATCTTTTCGAGTCCTAATGATATTTGGATATCTTCAAATGCTTATCAGGTTCTTTTAAAAGGAGCTGGAATTAAAATCTTCGATGCTGATAGCGTAAAGACTTTTTCAGGTTTTCATAATAAATTTGGTTTACAGTTAGGCTCTGAAAAATCGGGTCATTCAACTTTTCAGGAAAAATATTATGAAGCCGATAGGACTTTGAAATTCTTTGCAGACAACTCAACAGGCAATCAGTCTTTTTATTTTATCGGAAAAGGTTATAATCCGGCCAAACTTGGTATCTCAACATTACCGTGGACTGGCTCAGTTGTCTTTCCTTATTACTCAGGTTTTTATATGCAAAACGCTTTGGATGGAAATATGGCAAGAAATATTTCTGCTTCGACAGGAAACCCGAATTATTATCATGGTAACGGCGATCTTACTTTAAATATTTCGACAGATACAAACTATATCGCTCATAAGACTTTGATCAGTGGAAACCCGGGAATATCGGTAAAATTAAAAACGGGTAACTTTATGCTCGGGTATTATACGCCTTCAGCTTGTAATGACCCGGTGGGAAAGTTGGGTGATATGTGTTTTGATGACAATTTTTTTTATGTAAAAACAAACCAGGGATGGAAAAAATTACCTTTCGAGCTTATTTGTTTATCGCCTTAATTCTTTCTTTAAATGGATTCGGGCAAACGGCGGTAAGTACTTTTAACTGTATTGGTTATTATTGGTCAGGTCAGTCAGGAACTTGTAAAGTTCAATATAGAAAGCAGGGTGATACAAATTGGTTAAATGGGCTTGATGCAAGTTTTGACAACAGGGCAATCGGTGGACGTCCGGCAAATGAATTTCGTGGAAGTATTGTTAATCTTCAACCAGGAACTACTTATGAAATACAGCTCACTGCTGGAACAAGTATAGCGAATATTGTTTCAACTACATGGTCAGAAACTTTCCCCGTCGGTTCAACTACAAATCTTACAAGTTCAACTACTCTTAGTACAAATGGAACTGCAAATGCTTACAGGATATATACCGGATCAATTTCGGGAGGAGGAAATAATCTTGTCATAAATGCTTCTTATATTATTATTCGGGGAATGACACTTTCAGGAGCCACAAATGATGCTATTGTTCTGGGTCAAAATGCGCATGATGTAATTATTGAAAATTGCGACATTTCCGGTTGGGGTCAATCAGCTTCAACTTTAGGAGGAAATAATCAGGCTGCTGTTCGTGTGCAGGGTTTTTCTTATAATGCAAAAGGAATTCAAAGAATCGTTATTCAAAGAAATAAAATTCATGATCCCCGTTACTCAGCTTCGGGTTGGTCAACAGAAACTGCAGGTGATCATCCTTACGGCGTAAATGGAATAAACTTTGAAAACGCTGGCGGTAATCATGTGATTCGTTTTAATGACATCATAGGAAGTTCTGATGCCTCCAAAAGATTCATGGACGGAATTGGCGGAGCAGACAACTTCACAACTGAAGGCTTTCCAAATAACAATTCTGATATTTACGGTAATAACATTATTGGTTGCTTTGACGATGGAATAGAAAGTGAAGGCGGAAATTGTAACGTAAGAATTTGGGGAAATTTTCTGAACTACACATTTACCGGAATCGCAACAGCCACAAACTCGGTAGGTCCAATGTACGTTTTTAACAACTTGACGAATGTAGGCATGAGAATGAGCTACGTTAATTCGACTGAAGATCGTGGACCATTCAATAAATGTGGGTCAGGTGATGCTTCAGTACGTGGAGGACGAACGTATTTATTTCACAATACAATTTTACAGCCTTCGGGCAATCGTGGTCTTTGTGGAGGAATTGTCGATAATGGCGGCGCTGTGACAAACGTAATAAGTAAGAATAATATCTGGACTTCTGCTTATACGTCTAAAGGCGGACTTCCTATAGCCATGTGGCAGGGCGGAGGACAAAATTGTAATTCAGATCATGATCTTCTTTCTCCCAATTCAACGACAGGAACTTTTGCCAAAACCGGAACTTTGACAGGAACGCCGACTTATTCAAGCTCAATTCCTTTGACTTTAGATCCCAACGGGTATTTTCTCACAGGTCCGGGAAAAGGTCAGGGAATCCCGATAAATAATTTTAATGACGGCATTAACGTAGATGTAGGCGCCTATCAAACCGGAGAGCCCGCTTTACAATTCGGGGTTAATGCTGGCGGAGTGATTGTAACGCCTCCTCCGGTGGCAAATTTGGCTCCTTCTGCAAATGCTGGTCTGGATCAGACAATTCAATTTCCGGTCAACAGCGTGACCCTGGCTGGCTCAGGGAGCGATCCTGACGGGTCGATAGTTTCTTACTCCTGGTCGGAAGGGTCAACAATTCTGACAAATGCACAGAATTTCACAGCTACTTATTCGACTGCAGGTGTTCACACTTACCGATTAACGGTTACTGATAATTTGGGTGCAACGGCTTTTGACGATGTTAAAGTAACTGTTTTGGCCGCAAATCCTCCACCAGTTGTTAAAACGCTTGTAAGGGTAGAGATTACTCAGAAAGCGGTATATTCAGACTCAACTTCACAAACAACTATAACTATAATTAAATGAGTATGCTATCCGATAGAACTGACCGTAAGAGATCAAGTCCCTGGTTTTATGCTTTGATGCTTCTTATCCTTATTTTGGTTTTTTCAAAAAGTAAAGCGCAGACTGATAGTCTTAAGATGCCACCTGATTCGATCAATTTGGTATGTATGAAGGATTTTACTGAATTTTATACATGGCTGGGAAATAATCTAAGTAAGTCAGCTTATGACAAACTCACACCCGAGCAAACGTTAGGAGAATTTGCACGCTGGGCAATATTAAGGTATAATAAAAAGAAAAATGGGCATTGACGTGATCTTTGGAATACTTACAGCGATAATAGGATTTTTTCTTATTAAGTTCTGGAGTTTGGTGGATGAGATCAGAAAAGATATTAAGGCGCTGAGTACTTCTTCGGCGGTAAGGGATGAGAAAATAAAAAACACCCTTGATGATGTGGAGGATCTTAAAATCGACGTTCGGGAAATAAAGATTGATCTTTCTGAAATCAAAAAAGATATTATCATCTTAAAAGAAAATATATGAACTGGTTAAAAGAAATGCTCTCAGGTAAGGGTGGCGAAGTCAGCTCGAAAAGAGTTGTCATGTTTCTGTTTACTTTAACCTTTATTGGGCTAACGATTGCCAATTTTGTTACCGGTAAAAACTTTGATGAGACGCTTAAACAGCAACTTTTTTATTTGTTGATATGGTTAATTTCAATGGTTTTTGGCGAACAGATCGCAGATATTTTTAAGAAAAAAGATGGAGACCCCGGAAAATAAAACAGGTGTTTTTGAAATTATTAAAAATTATCTTCCTGCAATAATTTTTATAGGAGGCCTTTTATACAATATCTTTAATACGTGGGATACTATCAAACATACTGCTGAAGAGATTAAAGACATGAATTTAAAATTTGATCATTACATTGAAGAGCAAAAAATCATTAACGATAAAGAGGAAAAAGATATTGAAGAAACAAAAGACTGGATCGAATATAAAAAAGGTTTTGAAGATGGTAAGAAAGAAAAGAAACCCGGCTAGAAAACCAGGTTTGAGTTAAATTCAATTCGATGAAAATTTTTACAGCGTGAATATATGAAAAAAGTTAATCCAACAGCATTATTCGGTTGCCTTTATATTTTACTCATGGCTTTTCTTATCGCGGCTATGGTATTTTTACTATCATGTAGTTCAGTAAGAACGGTTGAAAGGGTGAAGATTGAAAGAGATTCCGTTTCGATTCGTGAGCGTGATAGTCTATTACAAGTTTCAAAGGATGATTCAGTTTATATTAAGTCTCTTAACGAACAAATTGGAGAAAATAAAATCATTTTTAATGACACAGGCAGTACAAAGATAATTTACAGACCTGACGGAAGTATTGAGAGTATCGAAGGAAAACTGAAGTCTGCGAATAGTAAACTCACAATAACAAATGAGCAAGTATCTTACTGGAAATCTCATTATGATTCACTTTCACGTGTGAAAAGTAAAGATTCGATAAGAATTGAAACCGTTACAAATGAAAAGATTGTACAAAAGAAAATAACCATTTTTCCCTGGTGGTTAGTTTTATTAGCTGCGATTTTTGCCGCATTTTATTTGTGGAAAGTTTATAAAACAAAATCCCCGATATAGAAATATCAGGGAGTTCAATCAAAATTCTTATTCTATGAAAAATTAACCATTGAGTACTAAGTTAAATAAAAATCTGACATTATGCTAACCGACGAACAAATAAAAGCAAAATATGGTCTGCCAGGAGATATTTCAAACCTGACTGTTATTAAGCTTCCTTATCCGATGCGAATAGCCTGGGATTTAAATAGTACAGTTCACGCAATGCAGTGTCATAAATTACTGGCGCAGAATTTTTCAGATGTTTTTAATGACCTTCTAAGTCATTACGGAGCGCAGGAGTTGACCCGTTTGAATATCGACGTATTTGGTGGCTGTTATAATTTCCGTCAAATGAGGGGCGGAACAAGGTGGTCACGTCACAGTTGGGCGATAGCTATTGATCTTGACCCAACCCGGAATGATCTTCACACTAAATGGGCTGATGCCGAATTTTCCAAGCCGGAATATCAGCCTATGGTAGATATTTTTTATAAACATGGTTTTTTCTCTTACGGGAAAGATAGAGATTTTGATGCTATGCACTTCGAGATATTAACTTAATGGCAATATTGCCAGATGGGCTGGGTTAGCCCTGTTTTGGTTCGATCCCGGTTGTAATCAGCGACCGGGATTTTTGTATATTTACATATGGGATATTTTTTTAAAAGAAAACTTATTAAAAAATTAAATCAAATAATTATGACACAAGAAGAGCTGGCCATCCAATTAAATGAAATAAGGGATCAGGCCGATAAGTCAAAAAATGAAATCATTCAAAAGATCAGTGATTTGGAAGCAGCGGTTTCAAATGCAGGAGCCACTACTCCGGCAGTGGATGCCGCGTTAAGTTCTTTAAAAGCCTCTATACAGGCTTTAGATGATATTGTTCCTGGCTAAACTTTATTTTGGTGATTACTTGTAGCCCCTCTTAGGAGGGGTTTTTTTGTGAACAATCCTGAACAAATTCTCTGGACAATCTTAGACAAAAAATAATTGATCAAATATTTGGAATATGAATAAATACTATTGTATATTTACGTAATGAAACACGAAACAAAAATAATTCAATACCTGGCTGAAGGTTTAACGGCTCAACAAATAGCCGATAAACTTCACCTGACAAAAAGAACAGCCGAGACCTATATCGACGAGATAAAAAAAACTCATGAAGCTAAGAATGTAGCTAATCTTATTGCCAAAGCTTTCCGAAATAAAATTATTGCTTAACCCTCAATTATAAACCGACGAAAAACCTAACCCGTCCCCTATGGAACATTTTAAAAACAATTTTATGAAAACAGCGCAAATCTTAAAAATCGAACAAGAGCTTTCTTTACTGGCTGCTTTAGGCAGAGCTTATTTTTCCGAATATGCTAACCAGTTAAAAGATGAACTCCGTAAACTCAGAGAAATAGAAATTGAAAAACAATTAAAACTTTTATCATGAAAATAAAAACTAAAAAAACAATCGAAGTGGAACAGGATTTAATTGTTCCGTCATTTTTTAAGAATGGAAATATTACTATTGCCATTATTAATGATGAAACTTTTATTAGAATTTTTAAATTAAAAGAACACGTGATTATTTCTTATGGTAACCCAGAAACGTTTGTTTATGAAATTAATAATGCCGTTTCAATATTTTCATCCATAACAGAACAGGAGTTTTTTGATTATTACCAGGAAGTCCTTGAATCAATTTCTTTACAACCAAAACTTATATCATGAGAGAGCTAACACCTTTTGAACTCTGGCAGAAAAAAACCTACGGCAACATTTTACCCTCAACAGAAACGAGGCCAATGCGTGACATTTCAGAAGATGGCGAAGATGAACGCGAACGACTGGCCGAATGGATCGAACTTCAAATCGAAAGAGAAAATTTAGAATACTCAAATTAATAATTATGATACTTGCAACCAGCAATAACACTCAGCGTGAATTAATTCCTTCAGGAAATTATATTGCACGTTGTTACCAGATGATCGAAATCGGAACTGTTACAGAAATCATCATGGGACAACTGAAGGTTTTAAGAAAAGTAAGAATAGGTTGGGAGCTTCCTGAAGAAAAAAAAGTTTTCAACCCGGAAAAAGGTGAGCAGCCTTTTGTGATCAGCCAGGAATATACTTTAAGCTTACATGAAAAGAGTAATCTACGGAAGATGCTGGCCTCCTGGAGGGGTAAAGATTTTTCCGAGGACGAAGCCAAAGAATTTGACATATCCAAACTGATCGGAGTTCCTTGTATGCTTAATGTGATTCATAAGCCAGCTAAGTCAGATCCTTCAAGAATTTATGAACAGATAGGAAGTATCAGTCCTTTACCAAAGTCGATAAAATGTCCTGCTCAGATCAATAAGACACTAAGGCTGGAATATGATAATTTCGATCCAATAGTTTTTGAATCATTACCGGATTTTATTAAAGACAAAATGAAAGGAAGTATCGAATATGCGGCATTGAAAAATCCTAATCATAGAAGCCTGCAAGAACCCGAAAATTTGACTGAGCCGCTCAGTGATTTACCTTTTTGATTTCTTTTTGCCGGGAATAAACAAGTGGACGTATTTGAGATTAAATTAATTATAAAAAATAAAACAAAATGAAAATGTTACCAGCAAAGGTTATTGAAGTTGAAAGCGAAGGATTGCTTTCTCTTATCGGACAGCATGTTTTAATTTTCTGTTTCAATTATTTTTATTACGGGAAACTAATCGGAGTGAACTCTGATTGTATAAAACTCGAAGGCGTTTATCAGGTGTTTGAAACGGGGGCTTTTAATGATTCAAAATTTAAGGATGCCCAAAAATTTGCAGATGAATGGTATATTCAAAATTCTGCAATCGAATCATTTGGTAAATCTTTTAAAACGACTATATGAATATAAGGCCTCATTCTCATTATAGGTCAGGGTCAAGGTCAGGGTCAAGGTCAGGGTCAAGGTCAGGGTCAGGGTCAAGGTCATGGTCATGGTCAGGGTC